ACTGTAGACATTGTGAACTTCATTTGTTTCGCTGAAGCACCTACTGTCCAGTATGCTGTTGCTGGTACTAAGTTTTTACCGCCTGTTGTATAACCACCGGTAGCAGAAATTTCATTAGTTACTGACGCATATGTACTTAGTGTAAAAGTAGAAGCATTACTTGCACTTGTTGCTAATAACATTTTGAATACGCCAGCTCCGAGAGTGATCGTTCCGTTACCTATATATTTTTTGGCACTATTATATAATTGCCATGCTGATGCAGCCATATTAAATCTCCTTTAAGTCGGCGTATGAGGCGCCTGTTTCTAAAATATGATGGAGTAACCCACCATAGATGTTTAATTCTATTTCATCCCCTAGCATACGAATCAAATCAATAAATTCTTGTGCTTGAGAGATCATCCACGGATTGCAGCTGAATATTTTCCCGCCCACGTTTACGGGTATGACCGGCTGTCCATCATTTTCTTGTTGCTCATATGCATGGTGAACTTCTTTTTCATCTAAACAAGAATCACATCCAAAGAGGTGAAACTGCTTAAATCCTAACATTCTAAATAATGGTATTGCTCTTAAAAGGACTGTTGATCCTCCTGGAACTGGATACCATGTTTTATAATGTTTAGCTAATATGTCATTTAGCAATTCCGCGCTTGTATGCCATATATAAGTTCTGTCTTTTGGAAGCCCATCAAACACAGTAGGATCACATTGAGAAGCAATAAAATACTTACAATGATCTACTACAGGTTCAGTAAATCGTACATTGAAAGGTCTAGCATCTACCATAACCATAGCAGAAGGCGTAATACCATTATCAAGGCACCATTTATAAGCCCCATTAATTGCGATCAGTTTAACACCATCAGCCCTCTTTTGTCTAATGGTTTCAAGGTGTTCATTCAATGATGGTCCACCGCCCACAATCATAACTTCTTGGTCATTCGTAGGGTAAGGTTGAACCTGCATAAAACCCCTTTGAATGTTGTATTCTACGTTTGCTTTGATAGTTTCTTCGTCGGTATTAATAACACCCCTATCAACAACGTCTTCACCTTTCATCCATGCACTTACATAGAATAAGCAATAGCCAGGTGCTTCTTTAGACCAATGAATAATACAATCTCGTTCAATAAACTTCTTTAGCCACCATTCATATGGGTGCACACTTAAATGAAGCTTGTGTCCTACCACTTTACCCATTAAGTCATCTTCAGTAGCAATCTGAAAGAAAACATGCTGACAAGCGGCCAAACAATTATCTAATACTTTATCTACATGATGAGGTCTAATATGCTCCATCACATCCGTACAAAATCCGTAAGCTGCTTTAACAGGTAAAGGTTCAGATAAGTCTGCCTCTACAAATCGCATAGCATGCTTCTGTGTTTCTAACATCGGTCGAATATCTTCGTCTAAACAATTATCTGCGAAGTCAACCATAGTGACATTTAAGCCACCGAAAAAAGCTAAATTAAGAGAGCCACGTCCTGTGCCACATCCTAAGTCTAATACTGACGCCCCTTTAGGAGGTTTAGCTTGATTCAAAAATTCTTGTGCTATGAGTTCACCAGGAGCTACATGTCTATACTCCGGTATATCCCACATCATCTTATATAAATCTTTTTCTAACGGTCTTACATTACTTACTTTAACTTGCGGTGCTTCTGAAAATACAGAAGATACTGTTGTCATTTATGTGATCCTTATAATTGCAGCGCTTGATGTAGACGCCGGGAATGTTACTGTAAAAGTTTGATTGGCCGTAGTTTTAGTACTTCCAAAATTTAGTATTGCTACTGCTTTGTTACCTTGAGTGCTATTATATATCAAAGCACCGTCTGCTGAAAAGGTTGCATTTGCCCAACTTGAATTCTCAAAGTTTAACCATGCCACTGTTTCAGTATTCGTTGAGGTAGGCGCTTGAGAAATAACTAATGTGTTACCCCCTGCTGTATAGCCTGTACCTGTAACTTCATCCTGTGTTGTATATACTGTTGTTGTAGAGTTAAGCGTAGCTAATGTGCTATATAAAGCTATTTTAAATGTATCCGCCGCAGTAGTTGCACGAATAACACCCACACCAAAATTATGTATACCATCTAAGATTTCAACTTTAAAACTTGTTGCTAGTGTTTGTCCGATTGCCAATTTAGTTTCCTTTATTGAACTGGGTATCTAACTTGACCTGAGCGGTATGCATCCTGTCTATCTTTACCATCACCAAGTTGTTTGAGTAATAGCATTGCCTCATCGTATCGAGCTCTGTAATTATCAAGCACATCTTTTTCGCCCTTCATGTATGTATAAGCCTCTAATAAAGACCCATAAAGAAGAGTTGAACTGAAGTTATCACCAAGCCAAGAAGTACCCGCAACAGTAATAGACGTTGGATAATAAAAATAATGAAGCTCTGCTGAGTAATTAATATCAGGTGTAGGACCAACAATAAATGATGAAGCATTAAATACCGCATAGTATTGTGGTTCCCCATAGAAAGCTGAGTCAGTATCAGGGAATGATTGCCTAATAAAGTTCACATCTTTGTTTAAGAGATATTTATATTCATTGTCAGCACCAAATACAGCTAAGCTAAATGTAGCTAACCAATCTGTAGGCATAGCTAAATACTTATTACCGGCACTTAATGAACCTGTCACATTTTTACGTAGTGCAGGTAATTGGACCGTGTTGTAAATACGTTGTTCTGCTTGAGTTATAAACGTGTTTATATCCGTTGTAGTAAACGTATTTTCTGTGTAGTCCTGTATCTGTGCAACAAGTTCAGCGTAGTTCATTTATTATGCCATCGGGCCTCTTGTTTTGATGCCTTTAGTAGCTGCACCATATCCACGCATAGTCTTTTCACCATGTCTATTAATTTTCTTAGACGCTGGATCACCTGCGCTTACACGTTGTCTACCTGTGCTTTGATCTAAGTCTTGAGCTCTTAACTTGTTAGGGTCTTGAGAAAAGCCAATGTCTGTACCATTTGGATTAGGCATCGGTTGCTTATAGATATTAAGATCATCGCCTGTGCCACCTGATGGATATTTAAACCCAGTATATTCACTAGCGTCTTTGTTTTCTTTAGCGTGACCTAATGGATAAGGTGCCGCTGGTGTTGGTTTTGGAAAGTCGTTTTTTGCCATGATTATTATCCTCTTTTTTGTGCTGCTACTTTAGCCATACCACGTCCCATAGTTTTCATGTCAATGTTCTTTTTACCGCCTTTAGAACCTGCATGTTTAGGGCCTTTTGAAATACCTACTTTAGCTCCGTCGTCACCTAAGTTACGACCTTTAGTTTTACCTTGTTTAGTAATACCGTCTGCGCCTGATTTAAATGCCATTTTACTTCTCCTTAAGATATTGATATTGTTACATCACCTAGTACACTTGTTCCTACTAAGTCATTAGGTGTTAATGGTGCATCAAAAAAACTAGCTCCACCTACTGGATACCAGCCCCACTGTATAATTCTACTGCCCATCAACGGAACACCTGTTTGTGATGTAGAAGTTCCTGTTGTTTCGTCTGTTTGTAAGCCGTTTAAACCTGACTGATAATAACTAGGACTATCAGGTCTTGGGTTACGCACTGCTTGCGGATCGTTAACTGGGTATAGGCCTAAGCTTAACTGTGGTTGATCCGGTTCCCAACATTCTGGGCATACGAGTATATTAACATTTTTTGTCTTTATGACTAAGCGTTTTAATTGCGTTAGTTTATATCTAAACCCACATCGATCACATTGGGCAATCGAGTTCTTAGCACTTGCGTATTTACTTGGCATTTAATTATCCGTGGTAAAACATTTCACGAGGTACAAACCTAACGCTTGCTTTTTCTCTATCCTCGTCAGCTGCTAATTGGAACGCTGCTTCATAGTCTGCTCTTAACATCTGAATACGATCAGGAGACACATTAGGTAACTTCATACTTAAATACGCAGCTAACCCTGCAACCATGCAAGGAATAAATCTAAACGGAATATCTTCTACTGAAATACCAGTACCTGCGTCTTGAATTCGTCTTAATCTGTAATAAACAAACTGATAAAAATTACTTTGATCTGGTGCTGGCCATACATTGACTGTAGGTAAGTTCTGTACAAAAACTCTAGTAGCCGTTGTATGTGTTGCAGCTACCGTATTATTAACACCACGTATACATCCAGTTAATTGGTAGTACGTTGTAGAGCCACTTGTTGTCGTTGTAAGTCCACCGTACTGAATCGTTTCGTTATCTAATCTAATAAAGCCAAACTGAGCTAAACCTACAATAGAAGTTAAGTTAATTGTAGTCGCCGTTGCAGTAACAGCACCGTCTGTATACAAATCAGTAGGGTTCTCTTGGCCACTTTGTCTATTAATCCACACTTGGATAGGACGGCCTGTAGCGTTTTTATTTGGTATTGTAATATACGTTGACTCGCTAATTCGGTTAATATTAATGTCTTGTTGGTTTGATCCTGTACCGGTTCTAGTGACCATGTCAAGAAGATCAATCGTATCAACAGGCAACGCATACATAATTTGGTTTTGGTTTAAATTAATTTGACCAGGTTCTACAGTCCACAAGTTAATACCACGATTAGCCCACTCAATCGTAAGTAGGTTTAGTGAACGTCGTGCAGTACGTAACTCATACCCAGTACGTAACTCTTGTCCGCATCGTTCAAATGCGTCTTCAACAAGATTGTTTAAATCTAAGTTAAAACTTGTTTGCCCTGTGGTTAATGTTGCCATAATTATATTTTTCTAAAAGGTTTTACTTTTTGTTTAATTGATTTAGGCTGAGCTACAAACTGTTTACCTTTAGCTTTACCTGCTCTTTTTGCTTTTGTCGTTGCCGCATATTCTTGCGGACTTAATGCTTTTATTGCTTTTTCTGGTAAGTATCTTTCACCTGTTTCACTAGACTTTTTACCAGACTTAGTTGTCCACTTTTGTTCACCCCATGATTTGAGTGATTGTTGTGACTTAGCTAGTCCACCACTTGCCATTTTCTTTTTACGTCCTGCACAATGTGCTTTTTGAGAAAACCCTTTTGGATTATCACAATCAATAGACGATTTATATTTCTTTGACCAACTCACTTATATCCGCCACCTGCGGCTTTGTATTTCTTAGCTACTAACTGCGCTTTACGAGCTGACCATTGACCAGCGCCTGTACCGTGTGTTGCTGCAGCTTTAACTTGTGATACGATTCTTTTTCTCAAACTTGGTTTGGTGTAGTTACCCGCAGCATTAACACTTCCACCTTCTTTATACTGAGTAAAGTCTGTGTTGTCACGACGTTTTTTAACAACGCCTTTAGGCATTTTATTCTCAGTAGCACTAGGAATCTTAGTTTTCTTTATAGCGCCCATACCACGTGAAGGTCTCATTAGCAGATCTTTCCTCTAGTTTTGCCTTTTACAGCGATGCCATCAGCACGTTTAGAAGCTGATGAAACTGAACCGCCTGATTTAAAAACTTTTTTTACTGTGTCTACTATCTTTTTAGGAATAGCTTTCATAGCTTTAACAGTATCTTCGTTTTCTTTGGTTTCACGAGTTTTTACATCTTTAGCTGCTTGATCTACTTTAGCGTCTAGCTCTTTTTGTTTTTGCTCGTCAAGTAATTCTTGTGGAGTAGCCATAATTAAATCATCCTTCCTCTTGTTTTACCTTTAGTTGCAATACCGTCTGCGCGTTTAGATGCTGATGAAGCTTTTACTTTACCGCCTTTTTTGAAATTTAATTCGCCTGTTATTTCTTTTGTAGTTTCTTCAGGTAAACCTTTTCCAGATATATTTGCTCTATTTTTATACATTTGAATTGGAGCTTTACGTACGTTTTTATCTAGTTGTCTAGCTAAGGCGTCTTTTTCAGCTTGTGTGTATTTAGGGAGGGCTTTATTAGCTTTCGCTGCGTATTTTTCCAAAGCAGCTTTTTCTCCTGCACTTAAAACTCTTTCAGCTTTTGGAGCAACGGCTTTCATTGCACTGCCCCCTACACCTTTAATAGAACCTACGCCACCCATATATTCTTCAGGATACACAGCTTCTAAACCAGGTTCAGGAACACCCCTAACACCCATAGCACGGGCAAGAGGAGTGCCTTCGTAAATATCTCCACCGTCAGCGTATTTTTTAGTTTTCTTAGCCATGTTAGCCCCTCAGCACATTTTGCCTTTTGTTTTACCGCGAACTTCGATGCCGCCGCCTTTAGCATAACCGCAACCTTTAGCCATACCGCCTTTTTTCATTTTGTGTTCTTTCATTTCTTCGGCTTTAGTTTCTTTCTTTTCGTGTTTCATCATAGCAGCTTTAGACGCATATTTCTCGCCTGTACCTTTTTCTACGATGCCGCCTTTAGCATAAGCCATACCACCTTTTTTCATTTTGTGCATTGATGACTCATGCCCTTTAACTTCTTTTTTAGCAATCATTTTTGCATCTGATTTAGTTGCACAACCGCCTTTAGCCATTTTTTTAGCCATACCGCCTTTTTTCATGTAGCCCATTTTATTTCTAACCTCCGTTGGTAATTTTGATAATCCAGGATTGTCACTTGAGTCAACTGCTTTAAGTGCCCCGCCTGATCCGAACTTCTTGCCTTTATCTGCTTTCATAAACTCTTCTCCTACTGATTTCGATATACCTAATCGTTTGGCAGCTTTTGGGTCATTTGCAACTAGTGCCATTAAGTTGTGTTGTTTTTTAGATTTACTTGGCATTTAATCGTCCTTTGTATCTGTATGTTCTTTTACTGCTTCTACGTGTTCTTTAATACTTATTTCAATTTGTTCGCTAAGTATTGCTTTATTTTCTTCAATAACTTCTGTATTAGTGATGTCATCTAATAGTTCCTTTTGTTTTTTAGCCTTAAATATTTTATCTATAAATGCTTTCATATTATTTTCCTAGCCAATGAGTTACCATCCAGCTTACTACACCTGAAAAAATAGTAGCAATAGCAATAAATACTTTCCATCCGCCTTTAATTTCTTCTAATGTTTTTTCAATACTATCAAGTCGTTTTTTTAATTGTTCCATGTCTTCCATAATAGTATCTACATCCGATTGAATGTGTTTAATTTCAACACCATGTTCTGCTAGTTCTCGTTCTGTACTCATTTGCAATTCCACCTTTTTAGTGATGCGGCTTTCCTAGTAGGTCTACCTTTTTCATCTTTCATAGGACCGGGCATACCAGACATCCTAGCACAAAATGACTTCTTACGAGCGCCACCTTGTGGTTGAGGAGCCTTTAGGTTTGACCCAGTAGCTGCGTT